CCTCACTGCGCGGACGACACGAAGTGGGACGGCCAAGGGCCGCCGCCCGACGGCTATCAGACGCTGAAGTGGTCGCAGGTCAAGTGGACCAAGGAGCCGAAGCCGACCGGCAAGGGGCACGTGCACAAGCCAGAGACGGCCGCGTACCAGTGCGAGTGCTGTGGCACGCTGTGGGACGACGAAGACCGGTTGAAAGCTCTGTCGAGCCCGGTCTGGGTGGCGACGGCGCCGTTCAACGGTATCGCCGGGTTCCACCTCAACCAGTTCTATTCGACGGTCGTGCGGCTGTCCGACGTGGTGCGCGAGTTTCTCGGTGCCTGGGGAAAGTTGCCGGGCTCGACGGCGTCGGTCGAGCTGCAGAAAGTTTGGGTCAACACGGTTCTCGCCGAAGTCTGGGAAGAAGAAGGCGAAACCGTCGACGGCACCGGGCTTGCGGCTCGCGCCGAAGCGTATGGCCCTGACGATCTGCCCGACCGCGTGCTGCTGCTGACATGTGGCGTCGACACGCAAGGCGATCGCCTCGAGGTGCAGGTGATCGGCTGGGGTGCAGGAGACGAAAGCTGGGTCGCCGGATACTACATCCTGCACGGTGACCCGGCGCAGCCTGAAGTCTGGCGCGACCTCGAGGAGTTTCTGCGTTTGCAGCGGTTCCGCCGCGCCGACGGCACCGTGCTGCGGATCAAATCCACGTGCATCGACAGCGGCGGCCATCACGCCGGCATGGTGCACAAGTTCTGCCGTGGCAAGACACCACGGCGCATCTACTCCATCAAGGGCGCCGAAGGTGCGCGCCTGATCTGGCCGCACCGGGCGAGCCGCACGAAACACGGCGCCGACAAGGTCTACATCGTCGGCGTCGACACGGCGAAAGATCAGATCTACGGCCGCCTGCGTATCGCGCCGCGTACCGATCCGGCGCGGCTCGACGAGCCGCAGCCCGGCCGCATTCATTTTCCGATGCCGGGGGACGATGGCAGCGGCACCGAACTGGTGACCGAGGACTACTTCGCGCAGCTGACCGCTGAAGTGTGTGTGACCAAGTACAAGCTCGGCAAGCCGTATCGCGTCTGGGACAACCCGAAGAAGGCGCGCAACGAGGCGCTAGACACGTTCGTCTATGCGATGGCGGCCCGCAGTTCGTTGCGCGCCCGGCAACTGGACAAAGCGCCGATCGTCATCGAGGGGACGGCGAGCGACGTCTCGACGCCGAACGAGGCAGGCGACGCCGCGCCGCCGTCAGATACCGGCAAGCCGCCGCTCGTCGTGCGGCTGCCGCGCATCACGTTGAAGTCGTCGCCGCCTCCGCCGCCGCCAAAGACCAAGACGCGCGACCCGCGCGCCATCGCCAGGATGTTTCGATGACAGATGCCGAAAAGCTGGCGGACCTGACCGCGCTCTACCGCGCGATCGTCGCCAAGACGACCGGCCGCCAGGTGAGCCAGGCCGGACACAAGGACAAGCAGACGTCGTTCGCGAACGCGCCGCTGGACGAGATGATCAAGCTCTATCGACAGCTGTGGTATGCCGCGAGCGGTCTGCCGGATCTGCAGGAGCTGGGCGCTTCGACGGTGCGGCGCTCGCGCCCGACGCGCGTACTCTTCGGAGCGGGGCGCTAAATGGCGAACGAGATCAGCCCGGTTGCGCCCGGATCGGCCCGGACACGCGCACGCTTGCCCGCCCCGGCGATTGCCCGCATGCGCGCGATCGTCGAGGACGCCTCGCGCCATGCGTATGTCGGCGGGTCGACCGTCAATCGCGACATCGGTCTGTGGCGTCCGCCGAACCGCTCGGCCGATGCCGATCTGCTGCGCGATCACAAGGTTGTGCGCGCACGAGCCCGCGACCTCGAGCGCAATCACCCTTACGCGCGCCAGACCATCCGCATGTCGCGCCTCGGCGTCATCGGCACCAAGATCAAATATTCATGCCAGCCGGACTGGCGCTTCCTCGGCATCGACGATGAGGAGGCGCGCCGCTGGGCGCAGGATTTCGAACGGGTCTGGGAAACCTACGCTCATTCCCCGGAATTCTACATCGACGCCGGACGCCGCCTCGACTTCACGGGGTTGATGGGGCTGGTGCACGATGCCGACGTGATGGACGGCGAAGCGCTGATCGCGTTCGAGTGGGACCCGGACGCGCGCTGGCGTTCGTGCTGGCAGGCGGTCGACGTAGACCGTCTCGAAAACCCGCATGGTGCGCCCGACAGCGATTATTTGCGCGCCGGTGTGCAGCTCAACGAGCGCGGCGCGCCGGTCGGCTATCACGTGCGCAACGGCCACCCGGCCGACATCGCGCTGACCAGCATCAACCGCACGCTGACGTGGAGCTACGTGCAGCGGTGGAGCGCCTACGGGCGCACCAACATCGCGCATCTCTACGAAGTGCGCCGCCCCGGCCAGACGCGCGGTATTTCGGTGTTCGCGCCGGTCATCCGCGCGATGAAGATGGGGCAGGAGTACGGCGAACTGGCGCTCGCCGCCGCCGCGCTGCAGGCGTCGTTTGCGGCGGTGCTGACCAGCGCCACCGACGCCGAGAATATCTCGACGATGCTCGACTCGCTCGACACCGACGACACGACCGGCAACGCCGTCACCGACTATGCGCTCGATCACCTGCGCAAGATGGGTGACTATTACGGCACCGAGGGCATCAACTTCATGATCGCCGGCATGAAGGTGCACCACCTGGCGCCGGGCGACAAACTCGACCTGAAGACGCCCGGCAAGCACATGGCCGGATACGGCGAATTCCAGGCGTCGAAGGTGAAGGAGTACGCGGCCGGCACCGGCACCGACCCGATCGCCGTCAGTCAGGATTTCAGCAACGTCAACTACTCGAGCGCCAAGATGGCGGCGGCGATCAACTATCGCAGCTACGCCGAGCGCCGCCGCCGCCTGGGGCAGGGCGCGGGCCTGCACATGGTCGGCGCGCATCTCGACGAACTGGTGTTCTCCGGCGGCATGAAACTGCCGAAAGGCGTTTCGCCGCTCGACTATTTCGACGCCAAACCGGCGCTGATCAAGGGCGATTTCTTGACGCAGGGCGCCCCGAACCTCGACCCGCTGAAAGAGATCCAGGCGCTGCAGAACGAGCTGATGCTCGGCGTATCGACGATCCAGCAAGCCTGCGCCGAGCGCGGCGTCGATTATCTCGACATGCTCGATCAGCTGGCGCGCGAGAAGGCCGATTTCGAAGCTCGCGGCCTGCCGCCGCCGATGCTGATGGGCATGACACCCGTCGCGCCGGAGCAGGGTGGCGGCGAGAAGAAGGGCGAGTGATCAGGTGCGGTTGCTGGTGCCCATGATCATTGCGGCCATCGCGGCCGAGAACAAGCCGACCGTCGCCACGGCTTCGAGGCTCGTCAGCTTCGACGGGTCGTCGAGGCCCACGAGAGCCATGCAGCCGGCGAACGAGCCGACGCCAAGCTTGACCGGCGGCTGCAACGCGAGCCAGCGGCGCGCTGCGCTGGACGCCAGCGCCGCAGCGCGCTCGGCTATGCCCGCCCGAACTTCGTGAAATTCGACGTCGATCGGTTCGGACGAACGGATCGTCAGCGTTCTGGTCTGTCGCATGTCTCGCTCCCATTGAGGACTCCCGATCATGGCGCAAAAGTCTGAAGATCGCAAGAATCAGCGCGCGCGTGCCGATTCGAAGAAGGCCGACGCCAAGCGCGCCGAAGCCGAGGCCCGCCGGGCGGAATCCGAGTCCTCGGCCCGTCGCGCCGAGGCCGAGGCGCGGGCGCTCGAAGCGCGCGTGAAAGCAGAGGCCGAGGGCGCGCGCATCGCCGCCGAGAGGTCGAAGCAAGAGGCAGCCGACGCGCTGGCCAAGCAGCGGGCGGACAACAAGGCGGACTCGCAGGGAATTCGTGCTGCCGCTCAGACCGCTGCCATCGTGGTCGGGCTGTATGCCGGACACAAGCTGGCGCATGGCATCGACGTGCGCCATCAGGCAACGGTCGCGGCTCAGAACCCGCAGATCAAAGGCCTTGGTGACCGCATTGGAAGGTCGAAGCCCGGCGCACACCTGAAGAGCGCCGCGAAGGCCGCCGATAAACTGCGGCTGACGAAGACGCGCGGGCCGCTGGGTCTCGGCTTTGCTGTCGCGCTCGTTGCAGAAGCTGCTGTCGCGCGCACGGTCGTGTCGCCGGGTCTCGACGACGCTCCGTGGGCGCAGGCCGCGACCGATGCCGTCGCGACCGGATCGACCATCGCGGCCATTTCGATGGTCGGCCAGGCGGCCATCAACCGCGCGACGCCGGCCGCCGTGCCTGATGCGGTTGCCATGGCGAATATCGAAAGCGCGCGCAATGGCGAGGTGGCGTTCAAGGCCGAGAAGGTCAAGCCCGAGACGCCCGCGGATCAGCCGAAGAAGAAAGCCAAGGCGCCGAAGCCGATCGGGCCGCCCGCGCCGGGTTCGACCGAGGCGTTGCGGTTGCAGGCCAAGGCCGCCGGCGTGCCGAACGCCGGAAAGATCTCCAAAACGGCGCTGCAGAAGGCGTTGTCGGGCGCTGGACGCGCGGCGCTGCCCGTGGTCGCCGGTGTGGCTGCCGTTTCAGCATTCACGACCGCGTCGCAGGCTGGCGAAAGCAACGCGGCGGCAGCTGGCGAGGCTGCGCTCGCGGTCGTCGACGTTGTCTCGGGCGGTGCCGTCTCGTCGTTCCGCGACGAGAAGGCGCGGGGTGGCAGCGATGTGATGGCGATAATCCGTGGCGTCGTCGAGGGTGGTGCCAACATCGTTACCATGGGGCTCGCTGGCGTGTTGTCGTCGTTCTCGAGCGGACCGGCGAAGACCTACGTGCCCGAAAGCGTGGCGCGAAAGAAGTCCGGCGGAGCGTTTCTCAACGACGCGGCTGCGGCGAAGGCGACGACCGTCAAAAAAAGCTCGCCGACGCTGGTGCGGATGCAGGCTGGCGGCGGGTGGCGCAACGGGCGCGGCTTCGCCAACAAAAAGGTGCAGGCGGTCGCGCAAGCCGCGCGCCGCCGCTCCGGTAAGTAAAGCGTTCTTCCGGTCCGGCCGATTCACGTTCGAGCGGCGCTGACGGGCGGCGCTCGAACGATCGGAGCGCGTGTGTTTGCACCTGCCGATTCACGCTGCACCGGCCCGTCGGGCAGACGGTGCAGCGATCGGAGGCGCTGCAACTATCGGCGCAGCCGATCAGGCCGCGACTGCGGCCCGGCGCCGGTGCGCCGTCAACGCGAGCAAAGCGAGCAACACACAATGACCAGCGGCATCACGCTGCAGAGCCAGTCACCTGGCGCTGCGGGCGCCGACATCGGATTCCGCCTCGCGACGATGATCAACGGCCAGCCGATGGCGATGCGCGAGCGCGAGCTGTCGCTGATGGTCGAGGCGATCGCCGCCAACCGGTTCACGCTGCCGCGCAACGAGAAGACGCGCGCCCGCCACACGGAGAAGGGCACGGCAATCGTCGAAGTGCACGGCGTGCTGATCGACCGTTACCCGTTCATGGGCTCGTTCTGGGGCCTCTCGTCATACGAGGGCCTCGCCGAACAGTTCCGCCGCCTGGCCACGAATCCTGACATCAAGCGCGTCGTGCTCGATCTCGATACTCCCGGCGGTCTGGTCACCGGCATCCGCGCGTGCGCCGACGAGCTGGCCCGCCTCGCCGAGAAGAAGCCCGTATATGCGCTGGCCAACAACATGGCCTGCTCGGCGGGATACTGGATCGGCTGTGTCGCGCAGGAACTCTCCGTGACGCCGGACGGCGAAGTCGGCTCGATCGGCGTCCGCTCCGGCCACATGTCCTACGCCGAGGCGCTCGATCGCGACGGCATCCAGGTGACGATGTTCACCGCCGGCGCCACCAAGGCCGACTTGTCGCCCTACAAGTTGCTCGATCCCGGCGCCGCCGCCGAGGAGCAGTGGGGCATCGAGCGCGCCTACGACCGGTTCTGTGAGCACGTCGCCAAACATCGCCCGCTGTCGATCGACGCGGTGCGCGAGACGGACGCGCGCACCTTCACCGGCGAGCGCGCCGTCGAGACCGGCCTCGCCGATCGCATCGAGACGCTCGAAGAGCTGATCGCGCGCGTCGAGAAGGGCGAAGCCAAGGTGAAGCGTAAGCCGAAATCGAGTGAGACGGGTGCGCCGTCGCGCACGCCCGAGCGTCAGCCGGAAAGACCGGCGGAGAACGAGCCCGCAGCGGGCTCGAGCAAACCCAGAGGAGCACGGCTCATGAGTGAGCAGACCCGCGCTGATGAGGCGAATGACCTCGTGGCGCAACTCATCACCCGCGCGGTCAAGGACCTGCGCGGCAAAGAGGCGATCGACGATCAGCCGAAGCGCAAGGCCGACAATCGCAACGAGCCGTCGGAGGCCGAGAAGATCGCATCCGCCGTCGCCGCTGCCGAGGAACGCATCTTCGCGTTGCTCGAGTCCGACGAGGGCAAGGCGCGCCCGAAAGCTGCGCTGCAGCTGGCGAAGGCCGGTCTCGCCGCCGTGGCCGCAAAAGCCATCCTCGCAGTGCTGCCCGAAGAGCAGCCGGCCAAGCCGGCCGGCAGCGAACAGCAGCAGCTCGCCACCGCGCTCGACCGGCAGATGAGCCGGCCCGGCAACACCGCCGCCATCAAGCCGGAGGCGCCCGGCGCCGCGGCGAAGAAGGACTTCGCCGCCCTGTGCGGTGAGACCGCCAGCAAGAAGGGCTGATCATCATGGCAACTTCGGTTCTCCCGAAATCGACCTACTACGGCGTCAAGCACGAGCTCGACCCGCAGCTCTACCGCCGCCGCGGCACGATAAAGTCCGGCTCCGGCGCGCTCGGCCCGCTGACCGTGCTCGGCCAGATCACCACCGGCGCCGCGACGTCTGCGGCAAAGACCGGAGGTAACACCGGCAACGGCACGTTCGTGCTCGATGTCACGACGCCGGTGTTGGCCGGCGCCAAGACCGGCATCTACACGCTGCGGTGCATCACCGCCGCCACCAACGGCGGCGTGTTCCGCCTCGAAGACCCGTCCGGCGTCGTGCTCGGCGACGTGACGATCTCCGGCGGCGCCGGCGGCACCGTCACGGTGGCCGAGCACATCAAAGGCGTCATCACCGACGCCGGCACCGACTTCGTCGTCGGCGACGGCTTCGACATCACCGTCGCCGTCGGCGCGCTCAAGTACGTGCCGATCGCGTTCGCCGCGCTCGACGGCAGCCAGAACGCCGCCGCCATCCTGATGGATGCGGTCGACGCGACCTCGGCCGACGCCGAGGCTTGCGTGCTCGTCGGCCACGCGCAGATCGTGGCCAACCAGCTCACCTGGCCGTCGGGCGCGACGACCAACCAGAAGAACGCGGCGCTGGCGCAGCTCGCCGCGCTCGGCATCGTCGACCTGCAGCGCTACTGATCCGAGGGAGAACCCGATATGAAACTTGACCTGAACACCCTCGTCGGCGAGCGCTTTTCGACGCTCCAGCTGACGATGGGCATCAACAAGCGGCAGAACGAGTATGGTCTGCTGAACGGCCTCGGCCTGTTTTCCGAGGAAGGGATCACCGAGCGCTACGTCAAGATCGAGAACCGCAACCAGACGCTCTCGATCATCCCGACGTCGCCAGCCGGCACGCCGGCCCCGGCCGACGACAACCCGGACGATCGCGGCGTGATGGACCCGATCCCGACGTACCGTCATGCCAAGAAGCACACGCTGCTGGCCGAGGACCTGCAGGGCGTGCGCGAGTTCGGCACCGAGGACATGCCCGAGTATCCCGATCGCAAAATGATGGAGATGCTCGACAAGATCCAGCGCGAGCACCGCCAGACGAAAGAGTACCTGCGCTGGCAGGCGCTGAAGGGCAACGTCTACGACGTCGACGGCTCGAAGCTGCTCTACAACGTCTACACGCTGATGGGCGAGACGCAGAAGACCATCGACTGGGATCTGACCGACGACGCCGCCGTCGATCCGATCCTCGACGGCAACGACGAGCTGCTCGACTATCTCGAGGACGAGGCGCTCGGCGAGACCATCACCGGAATCGTCAAGTTCTGTTCGCCGGGCTACTGGACGGCGCAGATGAAGAACAAGAGCTTCCGCGAGGCCTACAAATACTTCAGCGAGCAGGGCGGCGAGATCAACCCGAACCGTCAGCTCGTGCGCCAGTTCTACTACAAGGGCGTGACCTACATCCGCCACCGCGGCACGGCGTCCTACAAGAAGAAGGACGGCTCGATAGTCAAGCACACGTTCATCCCCGACAACGAGGCGATCGCGATTCCTCTCGGCACTTACGAGACGTTCCGCACGTTCTTCGGACCGGCCGAGTTCCTCGAAACCGTCAACACCGTCGGCCTGCCGATCTACGTCAAGCCGAAGTTGATGGACCTCGACATGGGCATCGAGCTGCACTCGTTCTCGCATCAGCTCAACCTGGTGACCAAGCCGCGTCTGGTCGTGAAGTGCACGATCACGCCGTGATGGGCCGCGGCTGACACGATGCCATGACGAAGGCCCTTGCGCTCGCCGCCGGGGCCTTCGTCGTTTTCAATCGAACGGGGGATCAGATGGAAATCGAATTGCACGAAGCGCGCGAGTGGCCGCTGCCATCGGGCGCGGTGCAGAAGTTCCCGGCCGGCTGGTCCGGTCTCGCGCCCGCTGCCGCTGCCGCCAAGTGGATCGCTGAAGGCGCCGCTCGCGCCATCGTCGGCGAACCCGTGCAGGGCGCGCTGACGCCGCGCCAGCAGGCCGTGCTTGCGCGTGCCGCCGACGAGATCGACCGCCTGAACCAGCAGACCGCTGGCGCCGCCGATGGCGTGCCGCTCGACGGTTCGGAGGAGGTCGACCTGACCAAGCTCTCCGACGAGCAGTTGCGCGCCATCGCGACGCAGCTCGGCATCAAGCTGACGCGCAAGCTCGCCAAGCGTGACGCGCTGATCGCCGCCATCGTCGACAAGGCGCAGCCGCAGCCGTCCTGCGACGAGGGCGACGCCTGATGCGTGTCGATTATGGCGCCGACGTGCACGCGCACCTGATCGACGTCTACGGCGAGGCGGTGACGTGGCACGGCCCGTACGGGCAGGTGCCGGCGCCGCCGCTGGTCGGCATCTTCGACCGCCATCACGAGGTGATCCTCGATGAGGTCAAGGGCAGCGATCTGGACGCGCCGGGCCATTCGACGACTATGCCGGTGCTGGCGGTGCGCCTCGCCTCGTTTTCAGCGCCGCCAGAGCAGGGCGACGAGCTGACCATCGGTAGCGAGCGCTTCTCGGTGTTCGACGTGCAGCCGGACGGGCACGGCATGGCCGACCTGGTGTTGAGGCTCGCCTGACATGCGCGTGCACCAGGTCTGGGTCGACGGCATCCGAAACGCGCTGCTGGCGGCGGACGTCGCTGGCGGCAACGTCGAAAAGGAGCGCGAGCGGCCGACGCGCGATGAAATCCTGCCGATCTGCCTGATCGCTTTCGAGAAGGACGTGGCCAGAGCCGATGGCGACGCGCGCCACGGCGCGCCGAGCTTCACGCACGAGGCGTCCGTCGTCGTCGCCTACTTCGATCGCGCCGCGAGCGGGCCGGCACTGCGCGCGAAGCTCTATTCGGCCAGCGATCTGGTGCTCGAAACGCTGCTCGGCAACCTGGCCGCGTGGGAAGGCGTCGATGCCGGCGGCGTGGCCTATCTCGAAGGTGTCGCTGGCGTCGAGGTGTCTTACAACCTGCCGCCCGAAGGCCAGAGCGTCGCCGGGTCGGTCGAGATCAAGCTGCGCCTGCTGCATCGCACGATCTTCAACCAGCCGTCGCCCGACACCTTGCCCGACTTCCACGGTGCCAGCGTCGGCGTCGCAGCGCCCGATGGCTCGCCGCAGCTCGGCATCACCATCACCGTACCAGAACCCGCGTAACCCCCCACAACAACAGACGAGGACTCCATG